GCCAGTGGGCCGGCTTCGTTGGCGTCGGGCTATCCGGAGCGTTGCCTGAAGAACTGACCAGGGAACGTGCCGAGAAGATCGCAGCCACCGAGGTTACCCGAGCCATCACCGCCGGCGAAGCTGCCGCAATCATCCTGATCGCCGCGCTCACGGGCACAACATTCCGCCCGATCTGGCACACCGAGCAAGACGCCCTGGTGTGTCCTGTCTGCTACCCGCTTCACGGGACAGGCGTTGAGGTCTACGGGTCTGTTTCCCCCGCAGGCCCACCCGCGCATCCGAATTGCCGCTGTTTCCTCGATTACCAAGGGGCCGTGTGATGAACGTGCTTATCGAAAGCGAAGACTTCATCGAGATCACGCAATCGGAACTCTCGGTCGACCGGGAAGCCGGCGTGATTCGCAACGTCAAGATTCTCGGGTCCACGTCCGCCAACGGGCGTTCCTACCCGGATTCGACCATGCGTAAGGCGACCGGGCTCTACGAGGGCGTGGGCGTCAACGTGAATCATCCTGTTCGGACTCAGCCCGACACCGAGCGCCGGGTCGAGGATCGAGTCGGGTGGCTGGAGCAAGTCCACGTCAAGGCGGACGGGATGTATGGGAACCTGAACGTCCTGAAGTCCCACCCGATGGCCAATCCACTGTTCGAAGCCGCAGAGCGGAATCCGCGAATCCTGGGGCTTTCACATAACGCCGCCGGTCGCGAGCGTCGCACCGGCAATGTCAATATCGTCGAGGAGATTAAACGAGTCCGCAGCGTGGACATCGTGACGGCTCCAGCGACGACCAAAGGACTCTTTGAGTCGAAGGAGACCGTCATGAAGCTGAAAGAGAGCGTCAAAGCTCTCGATCAGAAGGACAAGGCCACCAAGTGGCTGTCGGAACTGATCGAGGCCGATCCCGAGATGGCCGAAGCCCCGGTGGAAGCCGGCGGCGAAGACGCCATGAAGGCGGCGTTTCGGGCTGCGGTGGTCGCAGTCTTCGACAACGACGCGCTGGATGCCAAGGCGTCCATGAAGAAGATCGGCGAGGTGATCAAGGCTTATGAGAAGGTCACTGCCGCCGGTGAAGAAAAGGCACCGGAGGAAGAGACCAAGGAAGAGGCCGGCGAGGAAGAGAAGAAGCCCGAAGAAGAAGCCGCTTCCAAAGCTGCCGCCGAGAGCAAGGATCCCGAGATCGAACGTCTGAAGGCCCGCGACAAGGCCCGCGACTTGCTGGAAGACGCCGGGATCGTCCCGAAGGACGCAAAGCATCGGGAAGCGATGATCGAATCGCTGGCTGGCGCGACTGCCGAGAATCAGGCAGCGCTGATCGAGACCTGGAAGGTCAAGAAGGAAGAGCCCGCGTCGCGTCCACGAAGCGGCGGATACTTCCGCGAGTCAAAGACCGAAAAGAAGGCACCGAAATTCGCCAGTACCTATTTGTCCTGACGCAACATCTCTGGAGGGAGAAATGAGCGAGCAGACCGTGAAAGAGTTCAGGCCGGTATTTTTTGTGGGAATGCCTTCGGGCAGCGCTCATCCGAATCAGAAAGCGGCTGAAGCGTTCTACCTGAAGATCACACAGAAGCACCGGGGGCGAGTCGTCCTGGTGGCGAACACCAGTTCGTCGCTGTGTCACAACTTCAACATCCTTTGGTCGGCTGGGCTGAACTTCCCAGGCGTGACGCATTTCGGAATGCTTCACGACGACGTGGTTCCGGCAGCCGAGTGGTGGATCGACGTTCTTTACGACGAGATGGTGGCGACGAACGCGGATGTCGTGTCGGCAGTCAATGCCATCAAGGACGGCAAGGGACTGACAACCACCGGGGTGGCGTGCGTCGACGACGAGTACGACTACCGCCGTTTGACGACGAAAGAAGTGACTCAACTTCCGCCCACGTTCGGGTACGACGATCTCCCCGACAAATTCAAGGAAGGCCGCGAGGTCTTTCTGATCAACACGGGCTGCTGGATCGCAGATGTCCGGAAACCATGGTGGCGTGAGATGACGGACGCAGGAACCTATCGGTTCTGCTTCCAACAACACCACCGCATTTCGTTCGACGAAACGGAACGAAAGCCCGTTGTCGAGTTCGCCCCAGAAGATTGGCTGTTCTCCAGGTATTGCCACGAGGTAGGAGCGAAGGTCATGGCGACGACCAAGGCCGTTACCTTCCACCAGGGCAATACGGGATACCCAGCGCATTACGGATGGGGTGATTGCGATACCGACACCGAAGCCATTGAGTTCCACAAAACAAAACCTCTTGCTATAGAGAGACTCTTGGTATGAAAGAAACTCGAATCGACGGATTTCCCGATCCGCACAACTACAAACGCTGGTGGGACTTTGTTGACCAGCCGATCGCCACGAGCTTCCCGCTCGAAACGGTCACTGCCGGGGCGAATGCGAACGACGATGTCGCTGCGACACTCGTCGGCGTGATTCCCCGCGCGTCCATCATTCTCGGCGGATATATGTCCGTTTCCGCGAACTCGGCCGGAATCGACGCCAACAACACGTCCGCGTGGGTTATTGCGGTTGCGGCTTCGACCGCGATCAGCAAGACCAGTTCCGCGCAGCTCGTTGCGAACACTCCGGTAGCGCTCTCGACCATCGCGCTTCCGGCTGCTGCCGCCGGGTCCGCCGTCACGTTGGCAATCACCAACGGGACCAACGCCGACCTCAACTCTGCCGTCTGCCACACGTCGCTGATTCTGGCCGACGCCGTGAATTACCCGGCTCCCGGCCTCAAGCTGATCGCTCCGAATGCCGGAACCGCGACGATCTCGGACGGTGTCAAGGGTATCGTGGCTCTCAGCCCCGGTGCCGTCGACAACGACGAAATCTACATGTGCGCCGCAACGGAGACCGTGAAGTTCGCCTCGGGTGAAAGCTTCGTGGCCGAAGTGAAGCTGCAATTCAGCGAGGCCAACACGGACGACGCGAACGTGATCTTCGGATTCGTCAACGCGGTCGGCGAGAACTGCCTGGTGGACAGCGGGGCCGGCCCGATCGTTACCGGCGACTACGTCGCGTTGTGGAAGATCGACGGTGGGACCAAGTGGTACGCCGGCGTCCAGAGCAACGGCACGGAAGTTCCGGACTCGGACACTCTCACGGACGTTACCGCAGGCGGATCGAGTTACCAGCAATTGAAGATCAAGTGCAATTGTTACTCGTCCACCAGGGGCTTTGCGGAATTCTGGGTCGACCAGAAGAACGTGGCGACCTACGACTTCGCCTACGCATCGGCGACCGATATGCAGCTTGTCGTCGGAATCAAGAACGGAAGCGCCAACGCGGAGACGCTCAACGTCGACTTCCTGGGCTTCGCCGACAACCGCTCCGTCTGACGATTACACACACTTTCTCGCCGAATAGGCGTTTCAAGGAGACAACCACATGTTTTTGAACTGGAAGAAACTCAGGGCCGACTACGCCGGCCTCAGTGCGGAAGGACGCCGGCAACTGGTCGACGAATTCCGCGAAGCGATCACAACCCGCGAGATCAAGCCTGAACAGATCTCATTCAAAGGATTGGCAAGGGCACTTGTGACCGACCATCAGGGCAACCCGATGGGCAACGAGTTCATCGAGGCTTGCGACCCAAACCCTGTCGGAAACGATGGCACAAGCATCATGGAAGCCGTCGATTCCGGCGCGTTCCGGAACATCTCCGGGCAAATCGTCTACTCGACGATGATGCAGGAGTACCAACTGTACGTGGCTCCCATCGATGGTCTATACAGGACCATCCCGACCCAACTGAACGGGGAGAAGATTCCCGGTGTGACCGCAATCGGTGATCACGCGGAATCGATTCGTGAAGGCGAAGCCTACCCGAGCGTAGGGATCGGCGAGGACTACGTCGAAACGCCCGAAACGACCAAGAAGGGTCTGAAGATCGAGATCACCAAGGAAGCTCTGTTCTTCGACAGGACTTCCATGATCATCGACCGCGCCAACAAGGTCGGGAACTGGCTTGGCATCAACAAGGCCAAGCGAATCATCGACATGGCCCTCGGTGTGACGAACACCTACAAGTGGAAAGGTACGGCCTACGACACGTACCAGGCCACGACTCCGTGGGTGAACATCAACACGTCCAACGGGCTGGAAAACTACACGGACATCGATGATGCCCTGGAGTTGTTCGCCGCGATCACCGCTCCCGACACCAGCGAGCCGATCATGGTCGTTCCGACGACGATCGTCTGCCAGACCAGTTTGGCGGCGACCGCTCGGTACATCATGAACGCGACCCAGATCCGCACGGATCCGAATGCGAATTCCGGGACGGCCCAGGTCCAGATGTACATTCCGGGCAACGTCGTGGTTCCTGGGAGCTACAACATCGTTGCGTCCCCGATCATCAACGCCCGGTACACCGCCGGTTCGGTCACGAGCACGACCTGGCACTTCGGCGATTTCCAAAAGGCGTTCGCCTACATGGAGAACTGGCCGATCACCGTCGTGCCCGCCCCGGCGAATTCCTACGAAGAGTGGAATCGCGACATCGTCGCCGGCTGGAAGGCCAGCGAACGCGGCGTCGCTGCCGTCATGGATCCTCGCTACGTCCAGAGGAACACAGCCTGATCCGCTGTCGCTTGGTGCCCAGGACCGCCCACGTCTCGTCCTCCCTCCAGCGTGGGCGGTCCCTTGAAACACGGAGGGAGATTCATTGGAGGGAAATATGGTCGCGAAGTACAAGGTCAGCCATCCGGGCTATGCAGGCCCGACATTCATCGTCATCCCGAACGAGACTCTGATTCCGTTGGGCAAAGGTTACGAGATCACACACCGTGGGATCGCGCCGGATATTGCCGCCGATGTGGTCGAGCAGTTTCGGAAGAAAGCAGGGAAGATTCAGACGAATCATCCCTACGAGGTCAGGTGCGTGTTTCCGGACTCAGTTCCGCCGTGCGACAACAACTCCATTCCGGCTGGACTTGTGGACGAACATGTTGTTGTCGAGGAACCCGTGGTTGAGCAGGAACTGGATGGAATGCGGATCGAGAGCGGTCTGGATGAACTGCTCCCGGTCGAGATCAAGGCCCGGCTGATTACGGCTGGGATCACGACGATTGAACAAGTGATGGAGCACCCAGAACTGACACAGATCAAGGGAATCGAGGCGGCCGACGCTGCCACGATCTACGCCGCCCTGGAGAAAGTGACGGGCTGAAATGACTGTCGCCGAATTGACTGCCGCCAAGGCTTCCCTGGAAACGCGTTACGCCGCCGTTGCTGCGGAGCTTGCCGCCCTGGCCGTCACAAAGGCCGGCGGCAAGCCCGACGCGGTGGATGGCGTCAAACACCAGGCGTACAAGGATGGACTCCTGAAGGAGCTTGCCAGTCTCAGGGAAGAGATTGCGGCCATCGATGAGGTGATCAGCGCCAACGGAGACGATGGCGGCGTCTGGGAAGTGGTTTCGGAGTACGAATGATGGACGGCACGTCGCATCAAAACTGGTATCAGTGGACGGACGGAGTCGAGGTGCTCTCTCTCTCGGGCAGCGCCACGGACGCCTCCGTCTACGGATTCCGGGTCTCGCCGAAACAGCCCGAGATCAGCGGCGGGGAAGTCGGACTCGATTCCTACGACGTGCTATTCCGTCTGGACGCAGGAACCGTGAGTGCGCCGATTCCTGGGGATGTGGTGACCGACAGCGGAAGCGTCGCGTACACCGTTCTGTCTGTCGTTGTTGAATCGGTCGGATCCACGGCGGTTGCCTACAACTGCCAATGCCGAAAGCAAGTGACGACCACATGAGAACCTATGCCGAAGACATGCCAGACGCGATGGCCAGAATCTCCGCACGATTCCAAGGCGGTGCGTTGGAAGAGTCGCTCGGCGCTGTCGGCATCGTGATTCAGGAGGGGCTTGCCCGGAATATCTCCCGCCAAGCCGATTCCTTGGGCGGCCAGTGGCCAGACAGAGTCGGCGAGACTGATATGCCTCACCCGATGCTGATCGAGACAGGCGCCCTCCAGGGAGCCGCTACAGGCACGGGACCGGGCTCCATTCGCCGGGTAGTCCAGGGCCGTGCGGTCGAAGTCGGCGTCGACAAGTCGGTCAAACTTGGCGGGATCCCAGGAGCGGCCGTACATAATTTCGGACACGATTTTGGAGCCTTCACGGTTCCACAGCGGGAGTGGCTGTACGCCACGGACGAAACGATTCAGGAAGCCAAGCGGGTTTTCGCCAAAAGTGCGAAGTCGGAGCTTTTTAGGGAATGATTCATGTCGGTGTTTTACAACTGCCTCACGGGCATTCAGACGGTTATCCGGAACACGAACGTGTCTGGGATCGACGACGATCACGTTATCGTTCGGAAGCTGCCGTGGGTGCGTGGTGCGGAACTGCCGGCAGTGGTGATTTCCCCGATCAGCGACGCCATGCGACGGGTGAACAATCAACAGATCGAAGTCGGCTACGGATGCCACGTCTGCATCGTGCAGGCGAGCAATTACAGCCTGACGTCGAGCCACGACGCGTTTCTGTACTGGCGAGAACAGATCGAGGATGCGATCGTCGCGAACAAGCTGGCTGCCGTGTCTGGAGTCATCAACCTAATAATCGAACCATCGGGACTGATCCTGCCGCAGGCGTTTCGGAAACAGTACGACGTTTCCGCGTTTGTGGCACGTTGCATCGCCCGCGAAACCGCATGAGGAGTCTATCATGACCGTCGTAGTTGGACATGCAACACGGTTTGGAGCCGGATCCGGAAACACGTCGACCGAGGAATACGAGTTTCTCTCGTGCGATCTCGGTGCCGATGGTTCGCACCGTGAGGCGACCGGAATGCGAGGCAGCCGGTCCCAATATGAAACGAGCGTGGTGGATGGAACGGAGTCGGTCGAGGGATCGGTGGTCATCGAGCCCCGCCCGAACGACCTGACAGCCTGGCTACCGAGGATCCTCGGGGCGAACGGCGTGGCCGCGTCCGTCGTTCCCGAATTCGTTTGCAACGTGGAGCGGTCGGCCGAACAGAATCTGTATTCCGGCTGCAAGGTGGATCGTGCGACGTTCACCGCCAGCTCGACGCAAAATCTTCAACTGGCGTTGGACATCGTCGGCAAGACCGAAGCGACGCAGGCGTTCCCTAACATCGCCGCCAGTTTGTCGGTGCTTCAGCCGTACGTGCTTCACCAAGCCGTGATCACGCTCGGGTCGAACACGATTGCCGTAGACAACCTGGAAATCGTGATCGCCAACAACGTGCTCCGGGACCGCTTCTACAACACGCAGACGCGATCCGAGATCCCCGAGGGCGGACGAACCGTCACGCTCGGCTGCGACAATCCGTTCAACTCGACGGACGTTGCCTTTTACGACATCGCCCGTGCAGGTGTGACCGGGTCGGTGGCGTTCACGAACGGAAACTATTCGATCACGTTCACCTTTGCGAATCTGAAGATGCCTCGCGCCCGGCAGCCGATCGGCGGACGTGACCAGGCACTCGACAAACGACTGGCCCTGACGGCGTATGCAACTGCTGCCGCCGCCGAGTTGGTCATCACCAACGATGCTACCTGATAAGTTCACTTGGAGGGAGACATGCGAAAGACGAGTAACAGGATCCGAGATGGGCATTACTACCCTGTCACCATTCCAGCAAAGGAGGGCGAGTACGGAGAGTTGGAGCTTGAATACCGCCCGATTCTTGCAGAGGACTCGGAGAAGGTATTCGACACGAGAGAGCAAGGAAGAGTGGCATACTGCCTTGCCGTGTGCGATGCACTTGCCAAACACATCCACGCCTGGAGCGAGTGGGACGATGAGACCAAGGCCACAGTTCCAATAACTGTCGACAACATAAAGCGGCTCCCGTCCGGACTGCTCTGGGCAGCATGGGATGCGTTGTTCGCGACCGTTACGAAAGACCTGGAGACCGAGACAAAAAACTTGATCGAGGGATGAGACTCCTGCTATTTCATCCAGGCGTCGCATCCTTCACTTGTGCCGAGTGCAAGAAGTTCTTCTACGACCCGATTACAGGAGAATTGAAAACCTACAACTCGGGACCGACTCGGGAAAAGATGCCGATGATTCGGCCTGCGAATGTTCCGACCCCGTGTCATCAGTGCCCGAAGGAATCGCCCGAGAAGGAAAGCGAACATGAGCTGTCTGATCGGAGCTATCAGACGCTCGTGTTGTATCAGCGAGCGATGGCAACCGGCTTTCACTACCTGACTAAACGCGAGAAGCGAGACCCTCTGGTTGCCAGACTTTTTGTGATTCTCGAACGGTTGTATCGCGAGTACGAACGGCAGAGACAGGCGAACGACATGGCCAACCAACTGATTCCGATGATGGTGAAAAAATGAACCCGGTTGCCGAAGCGGAAAAGATCAGCGGGTGGATGAATGCCGTGGAGTTGGAGTGGTTGCACCGCACCGCAGCGAGTCTGAAGCCGGGTGCCATTTGGGTGGAGGTGGGATCGTGGGCCGGTCGGTCGTTGGTGTCCGTGGGGCTGTCCCTTGCGCGTGGTTCGCAGTTGGTCGCTGTGGATCGATTCTCCGGTTGTCCGGGCATGACGGACGAGCACACCCAAATAGCGAAACGGTCGCTGTTAGAAGTGGTGGAGTATCTCCGTTTCAACGCCGACGATGTTCACGTTCAATTCCTCGAAATGGCCTCGGTCGATGCTGCCGCCATGTTCCTCGACGAAACGTGTGACGTTGTGTTCCTCGATGGAGATCACGACACCGACTCCGTTTCCTCTGATATTGCCGCGTGGCTTCCAAAGGTGAAGACAGGCGGGATTCTCTGCGGGCACGACGGGAACTATCCGACCGTCCTGGCGGCCGTTGTGCCGGTGTTCGGCTGGCCGGAATTGGAAGACACGATCTGGCATGTACAGGTAGAACGCAATGGCTGATGGACAAGCTGATCACGAAATCGTCTTCAGGCTGGTAGCCGAGGCGGATCCCCGCAGCGCCAAGGCGTTGAAGGATTTCGGCAAGCAGGTTGAGGAAGCGCAAGGGAGAGGCGGCACTAAGAGTGGTCCCAGATCTAATGATTCAGATCGGCTGAAAAAACAGATTCGAGATGAGAAGCTCGCTGCCGCAACACGTCGACAGAACGAGTTGAACGAGTACCGTAAAACCCAGAATGCGCTAGCTGCGATTGAAGATAAGACATACCAGGCATGGAAGAGCCGGGAGGATAAAAAAGCGAAGGAAGAGAGGACTCGTTTAGCGAGCGCTCAAAGGGAGGCCGAGGGTAGTGCCCATAGAGCCGAACGGCTGCGAATTGCCGGTGGGTTGCGTGTCACGGAAGCGTTCGAATCGTCCGCAGAAGCGGTCATGCGGTTGTCTCGCGGATTCGTGATGCTTGGATTGGCCGGCGAAGAGAACACCGAGAAGATGCTACGGGGCCTGATCAAGGTCCAAGCGGCATTTGATCTGGTAGTCGGCGGCGTGAAGGTGATCGTCCGTGCTCAACGAATGTGGCAGGGATTGCAGACGATCGCACTGGCACAGCAGACGGCAGAAATTGCACTTCGCAAGGCAAATGCCGTGGCTGCTAAGGGGGAAGCTGTTGCTATCGGTCAGAAGGCGGCTGCTTCGACCGCCGCTGCTGCTGCCGGGGCGGTCGAGGGGGCTGTTGGTGGAGGCAGGAGATCGACCGGAACGATCACAGGGGTGGGAGGTCGCGCGGTCGCTGGCATGGTTGGTCGGGCCGCTCTTGGCGCTGGAAGGTGGATCGCAGGCGCTGCTCTCGGACTCGGAAAGCTCGTTGGTGTGGCTGTTGTCCTGACGGAGGTGATCCAGGGCACTCGCCGCGCATTCGGCGATACCAGCAAAAATGCTGAATCGTTCATCGGCGCTCTGATGGGGTGGCGGAAAGCTGCGGCTGATGCGAAGAAGTCGACCGAGGATCTAGCCAAGGCAGAACAGCGACGGTCGAACGCACTGGGCATGATCGAGACTCGCGTGAAGATGGTTGAGGCGGATGCCGAAGCCAGAGCGAAGCGTGGTGAGATCGGGAGAGGAAGGACTACCCGCGACATCGAGCGGGCGGCTGATATGCGGGGAATGACAGGATCGGGTCGTGACCTCTTCATTGCCAGGGGCGAACAGCAACGAGCACTTGGCGATGTGTGGAACACGCAGAGCCGGATGGACGAAGCCGGTCGCAAGGTCTCAGAAGCAGCAAACAGCGGCAACATGGTGACCGCCGGGGAAGCCCGTGCCGAATTAGCGAAGGCTCAAGAGGACGCCGTAAAGGCTTCTGACAGGCTTGCAGAGTCAGCCAAGGAGCGACTCCGGGCCGAACAGGAGATGGCCAAGGTCCGAATCGACGCCGCCGACAAGGCACTGAAGAAGTCCCAGGAGGAACTTGATGCTCGCAAGGAAGGCATCAAGGAAGAGCAGAACCGGCTGAAGAGTGCGGAAGAGCGATTCGGTGCAATGACTCGTGGCGAACAGCGGGAGATGATCCGAATTCAGAAGAAAGCGGACGAAGGCGGAACTCTCTCGGTCGAAGAGGCCAAGCGGCTGGAAGGTCTCGGCACCCGTCGAACGGAAGCGATCGCGTCGAGTACCTACCGTTCTCGTGCCGACGCTGCCGGGTTCGGAAAGTATTTCGGCAAGGAAGAAAGAGCGGAGATCGGAAAGCTCCAGAAGGAAGCCAAAGCCCTGGAGATCCAGATCCGGGATCAGCGCCAACTGAAGGTCACCATCGAACGCGATGATGCCGCGCTCGCCCGCGCACTGGGCGAGATGGTCCGTCGAGAGATGGAGATCCGTGACAGGATCCTTGAACAGATGGTGGCTGCCGAGCTGAAGAAAACGAAGATCGAGATTGCGAAAGAGAGCCAGATCAAGGAATCCAGTAGGCAGGGGTCCATGTAATGTATCTGAAATACGGATCCTACGCTCACGCGACCGGCGAGTGCCAGATCTCGATTAACAAGCAGACTGAATTCAACGAGGCCAAAGAGCCGTGGGCGATTCGTGAACGATGGGACATTCAGGGGCTGGTGACTAACGCCACCGGGAACTTGGCGTCGATGAAGACCTCGGTGGACGCCCTTGTCTCGGCGTATAGCGTCCACGGGTACGATCTCGTCCTCTATACACCTTCGAACACGGCAACGAGTCACGCACTCTATTCCGACGACTGCATCGGGGGAACGGTGGTCGTTCAGCCGGTGTCGTTTCCGAGTGGCGAAGGGGCAGAGGGCATCACGTACAGGAACTACACCGTTTCTGTTGAGGGGCTCGTCAGGACCAGTTCGGGACATCTGCTGTCGTTCACGGAATCGCTCAGTTTCTCGGGTGGCGGCCCGGTCTACGGACACATCCAGACGCTTCGCGGACTGCCGGTGAAACAGTTACTCAGGCAGAACTCGGTGTTTCGGGCAACGCAACAGGGAAGTGCCGTTGGGATTTCCACGTACCCGATCATCCCTTCTCCCGTCTGGCCGTCAGCTCAGATCGGGACCGGCCAAGAGGAACGTGGAAGCCCGAAGCGTTTCAACTACAACTACTCCGAATATCCGATCTCTTGGCGGTACGAATTCGAATCAGCATATCCATTACTCGGCAATCCGACGCGATGGACTTCGACCAGAAGGTGACATAATGGCCAATACAGTGGTTTGGCGTGGCGACGCGCGAGCAGTTCCGCAGGTCGTTCAGGCGACTCCGACGAACGTCGCGGTCAGTGACGTGTTCACGTTGACGATCAACCGGAAGGACATCGCCATTACGGCAGCCGCGAACACGGCGGCAGACGTGATCGGCAAGTTCGTCACGGCGATTACTGCATCTGACATTCCCGAGTGGGAAGAAGTCACGGCAACCAACGGAACGTCCGTCCTGGTTCTCACCGGGCCAAGCGACGGAAAGCCGTTCGTCATCACGGCCGCTTCGAACGGAACAGGAAACGTGGCGGTGTCGACAACGACTGCGGCGACAGGCCCGTATCATTTCGACAACGCGGAGAATTGGAGCGGTGGAGCTGTGCCAGCAGATGGCGACACGATCATCTTCGAAAACACCGACAACGATTGCCTGTACGGGATCTCGAACGCGAACACGACTCCTGCCCAGATCATCATCAAGCAGTCGTTTACCGGAAACATCGGTCTGCCGCCCGACAACGGCGACTACATCGAGTACCGAGACACCTACTTGACGCTTGGTGTTTCAGGCGATGCCCAGACGGTCACCGTCAGGATCGGAGAGGGGGAAGGAAGCGGCAGCGGTCGGATCAAGCTGAATACCGGCGATGCGGCAACCGACATCGTCCTGATGAATTCTGGACGTGCTGAAGGCGACATGCCGGCCGTTCTGTGGAAGGGGACAGCCGCAACGAACGTCGTCCGGGTCTACAAGGGATCGTTCGGAACCGCCGTCTACGGTGGCGAAACATCGACAATCGAAGACCTCGACGTGGGCTACAGAACCAGTCAAGACACGGATTCGGAAGTCGTTCTCGGTCGAGCCTGCGACGTGGATGATATTCGCGTGTCAGGCGGATCGCTCGTCATTGGTGGAGTTTCTTCGAACGCTGTCGTGTCTCTTGAACAGACGGGCGGCGCCGTGGAAATCAACGGGACGGACGGCGTTGACGCCTTGTCGGTGCGTGGCGGCCGGTGCATCTACAATTCGACAGGAACACTTGGTGGTGCCCCTATCGTCAGCGGGACCGGCATCCTCGATTTCGCCCAGGACATGGCGGCGAAGACCGTCACCAATCCGATCGAGGTCTACGGCGACGAAGCGCAGGTGATTGACTCGTTCAAAGTCGTCACGAGCCTGATTGTCGATTTCAACGAAACCACGCGAATCGAAAGTCTCGGCCGCAATATCAGGGTGACTCGCGGCGCACCAGCGTAATGGAGGGGATCGTGAAACGGCGATACTGGTGCAGAACGTGCAATATCGAGTACATCGAAGTCTGCAAGGTCGCCTGCACGTCCATCAAGATTGCCTTGCTCGTGACCGATCGCCAG